TAGTCCAATCTTTATGGAAGACATGCGGGAACTGGCTTTTAGCCTTTTTCAAGCTGGTACGATTAGCAAAGAGCGCTTAATTGAGATGCTTGACCCACCAATGAAGCAACTATTGCTTGAAGACTTGAAAAAGCAGGTTCAGAATGTGCAGACACCGCAAAGCCCTGAAATTCCTCAAGGCCAACCGGCAATTGCACCTGTCGCGGAGGACATGCAATGAAAAATATGCCAGAGGGCAATCTGCGTACCGGCGATCAGCCCCGGATGACAGAAGGTGCCTTGAAAAACGAGCAGCGGGGTGAGGGAAAGATCAGTTATACCCGGCAAGCGCAGCGCACAAACTTCCCCCGTGCTTCCTACGGTACACGATACATGCGTAAATCATAAGTGGGGAAAATGCGCTCACCCACTTTTTTTTGGTTGACATGATAGTTTTGGTCAATTGAAAATCCGTACATCATAGGGACAGGTGAGTCTATGGCTGTTTCAAGCAAACAAATGATGGACATGATTAAGCAGGAGCAGGGCGATGTAGCCACTGCGCCAACGCCGCCGCCATCAGAGCAGGGGGCGCTAACACCCCCGATGCCTTCACCGATGTCTACTCCAGAGCCGCAAGCAGGTATGCAAGAGCAGGCACGATTAAACGTGATGATGGCCTTAGACATGCTGCAAAACGCTTTGCAAACTTTTGGCATGGCTTCCGAAGAAGGTCAGGCACTACAAGATGTGGTTTCTAAAATCACTGCCAAGTTTGGCTCCCGTGAGTCTGAGACTCGCCAGCTAATGCCTGCCGAAATTATGAATTTAATTCAAACCTTGCCGCAGGCGGGTGGTGCGACACCTGAAGCAAGGGCAGTAGCCGCCGCACCAGTACCCGGTACTCAACAACCTGTAATGCCTATTTAGGAGAATTTCCATGGAACTTTTCAAACCGCGTGGTTCGCTGCAACCCCGCCGCCCGACGGACAACACGCAACAAAACGGTCAGATCGTGAATACCCCGCGTATGGCTGAGTTTGGTGGCTTGGATTCACCAAGCAAAATTGGCGCTAAGAACAAGATGACTCTTAGCAAGCCGGGTGATACCAAAAAAGTAATCTAACTGACGAAAGGGGCTTATAAATGTCATTAGAAAATCTATCACCAGAAGCACAACAAGAACTTGCAATCCTTGCAAAAAATCTGTTTGAAGACCCACGTACTCGCAAACCGTTTTTGCATCTGACTAAGCAGGTTCGCCCGGATGTTCCGATTCCAGAAGTGGAAATCGAAGAGCAAACAAATAAGGTTCTATCCGAAGCTAAGGCTGAAGTACAGAGTTTAAAAGACCAGATACGTCAGAAAGAGGCACGGGAAGAGCTTGAGAGGCGTCGTCAATCTCTGATCAAAAAGGGCTTGATCGATTCTGAAGATGATATTAAGGAAGTCGAAAAAGTCATGGTTGAAAAGGGAATAGCGAATCACGAAACCGCTGCTGAGTACCATGCGTACATGAAGCAGATGGCTGCACCCACACCATCGCAGTTTCCGCAGCCCGTAATGTCGAAGTTTAATACCAAGGATTTTATGAAAAATCCTGTAGGCGCAGCCCGTGATGCAGCACATGCGGCACTAGCGGAGTTTAGGAAGAATCCCAAGCCAATTGGTTTGTGATTCTGATGGTTTAGGGGCTTTTTTCTAGGAGATCAAAATGCCTATTGGCGGTGGAATTATCCCGGCCTCTGGGAGTCAACAATACACGGAACTGACTTACGTCACGCGCCGTGCATTTATTCCCAAGATGGTCGTGCAGATTTATAACTCTACGCCCCTCATGGCTGCACTGATCGCCAATAGTCAAACCGCTTCTGGCGGTGTGTCATCGGTGACGGTGCCCGTTCAGGGGTCGCAGTTTGTCAACGCTCAGTGGTCGGATTATTCCGGCTCCTTTGCCCAACCTTCGGTTCAACAAGGCGCTTATAACGCTGAGTTTAATCTGAAGCTGCTTGTCTCTCCCGTACCGTTCCTCGGTATGGAAGGTGCGGTACAGCAAGACTACGCAATTATCCCACTCATTGAGGCTCGCATGAATGACGCGACCAACGTGATGATGGACGCAATGGCGACCTCGCTGTATACCAACACATCAGATGCTCAACAATTTACTGGACTGCCCATTGCTGTCGACTCTGCTGGCACCTATGGTGGAATAAATCGGTCTAGCTATACTTGGTGGGCTTCCAAAGAGTATGCCGCTGGCTCGGTCAATCCTACCCGCCAAAACGTACTCCAGTATATCTCCGGCACAGTGAAGAACTGCGCTGAAGTGCCCACCTTTGGTGTGTGCGGCTTTGGTACTTGGACTTTGCTTGCTCAAGATTACGTAGGCCAAGAGCAGTACATGATTACTCCGGGTTCCGGTTTTGATGGTGATGCCAATGGCCCACAGGCTGCTTTCCGCGCCCTAATGGTTGCTGGTGTTCCGATTTATCCTGATCCGTATTGCCCAGAGGGAACGCTTTACCTTTTGAACACTAACTACCTGTCTCTGTATATCCATGAGCAGGCATCGTTTGCGTTCACCGGCTTTGAGTCAACTCTGCCCAACTTCCAGATTGGTTATGTTGGCGCAGTGCTGATGATTGCCGAAATGGTAAGCACCAAGCCTAAGTCTATGACTAAGGTGACTGGCTACAACTCTCTGTCACTGTAAAGGAGAACTAGACATGTCACTCGCAATCAATAAGATTATTCTGGCTGCGGCAGCGTCAAATACTGCTGGCGCGTACTTTCAAACCCAAACTGTAACTGCCATTGATTCCGGTCAAGGAACGGTTATACCGGCTGGTGCTTTCATTATGGTTCCGTCAGCAAACGTAACTGTAATTGCTAATACTGGCTCGGCTAACAGCACAATCATGGCTGCAAATACTGGTGGTGTGATTATCTCGGACGGTGTGAACGTTTTTGTTAAGAACGCCAGCGGCAATGCAACTGTTACGCTCCTTGGTGTGAATGAAGGTCAGGCTGCTCCTGACACATACGCATAAGGAGTAGATGATGGACGCAAATCACGTAGGTAGCAACTATCCCGACGAGTTTGGTGATTTTCGGCTTGCAAGCCTGCCTGGTCAGTCGCTTGCGACAACTGGAGACACCAATCTGGTTGTTATGGAAGCATCTAAATACATTGTGCGTCGCATTACGCTAAGTAATTTTAGTGGTGCAGCAACAGGAGCAAACGTAGGTGTGTTTACGGCAGTGTCGCGTGGCGGCACTGCTGTTGCAGCGGCACAGGTAACATCCGGTGCCTCATCTACGTCTTCTTATGTGAATTTAACTTTGTCTGCGGCGGCTAACGCTAACGTGTTTACCACTCAGGCATTGCAATTCAACATTGCCACAGCAGCGTCAGGCGTAACTTGTGACGTTAATTTGTATGGGGACATCGTTTCTTTATGACAAAGCCAGTGTATGTCACTAACCGTGGAATGACTTTTACGGCTCGGTACTCAAACCAAGACATTAAGTTTCCAACTAATGAAGAGGTTGAGATTACCGATATAGTGGCAAGACACTTGTTTGGTTATGGAGAAGACGATAAAGAACCGTATTTTGTAAGGCTTGGTTGGATGAAGATGAACACCGATTTTGAGAAAGCTATGAGCCGACTCAGTGAGTTTACCTTTTCATCAGAGCCTAACAAGAAAGTCCACTTGTCAGCCCCGGTGGTGGAACGAGTAGCCGCGCCAATGCCCAAAGCCTACAAAGCCGAGAGCAGAGGCGTGGCAAAAGTCCAGCAATTACAGTAATGAGTAAAAATGCCTACTCTGAGCGACTACATCACCGATACAAGGCGGTTGTTGCACGACGTTAATGGTAATTTTTGGACTGATGCTGAATTAACTTCATACATTAACGAAGCACGTAGCAACACTGTCCGAGACAGTGGATGCAGGCGTATCCTGCAAACTCATACGCTAAGTATTGGCGTTGAGACAATAGCATTTTCTGCCCTGCCGCAAGGTAGCAGCACACTTGATGTGCTTAATATAAATTTGTATTGGGGTGATAGCCGCTGGCCTATGTATTACATGGCTTGGACGGACTTCAATGCCCAACTACGGTTTTGGCAGAACTACAATGGGAGGCCCATAGGGTTTTCAATGTATGGCTACAAAACAATCTACATCGGGCCAAAACCCGATCAAACGTACACTGTGGAATTGGATACTGTCGTTCTTCCGACCCCGCTTGTTACAGGGGCCGATCCAGACACCGAAATCCCAGACCCGTTCACAGAAGCAGTCCCATTCTTTGCAGCATACAAAGCAAAATACCAAGAGCAGTCCTACGGTGAAGCGGAAATCTTTAAGCAAGAGTACACAAAAGAAATCCTTGGCTGTCTAAACAGCACCTTCACGCGCCGAATTCCGTCTGTCTATCAGTCGGGGTACTAAATGGCTGCGGTAGAGCAGAAAAAGTCTTATTTCGTAAGCAAAGACTTTCGTGGCATAAACGTCAAAAACAACCGCACTGCCATTGAGCAGGGCGAGTTTGCGTGGTTAGAGAACACGCAGCCAATCGGTTACGGTAACGTAAAAATTGTTAATGCACCGCAAAATGTAGCCAATGTCGCCTTTGCCAATACTGTAACGTATATGGCATCAGCCAATATCAACAACACTGAGTTTATGTTTGCCTTTGAGGAAAATGGCGCTGCTCAGTATGTTGACCTAACTACCAATACTCTTGGCAACTTAGCTGCTGCCAACACATTTTCCAATGCTGACGTACAGATCGTACAGTGGAAAAATGATCGTATTTTAATTATTGATCCAGCTAAAGGCTATAAAACGTGGGACGGTACAAACTTAAATAGCATTGGATCAATAGGTTCAGTCACCATCAATAACGGTGGCTCAAACTACACAAACGTAGTGGTAACCATTGGTGGCCCAAACGAGGTTGGCGGTGTCACCGCTACGGCTGAAGCTGTACTGGTCGGCAATGCAGTGGCAGACATCATCATTACGGAGGCAGGCTATGGCTACACATCTGCACCTACAATCACGATTACAGGTTCTACCGGGTCGGGTGCTAACGTCACTTGCGCTCTTTTTAACCAAAATGGCACTGGTATTGCCACTTTCTCTGGTCGTGCTTGGATTGCTGATGGTCGTACAGTTTATTACTCTGCCGCTGACACTTTTAATGACTTTGTGTCGATTTCTTCTGGGTTCATCACACTTACCGACTCAACGCTAAGAACCGACATATCGGCAATTATTGCCGCTAATAACTTCCTTTATGTCTACGGTGAAGACTCTATCAATGTTTTTTCCGATGTGCGGATCAATAGCAACACTGGCGAGACAATCTTTACCAATACCAACGTCAGCGCATCCATTGGTTCAAACTTTAAGTACGCCATTTTTCCGTACTTTCGGTCAATGCTGTTTCTTAACCGATACGGCATCTACGCTCTAGTCGGTGCTACAACCAGCAAAATTAGTGACAACATAGATACCTTAATTAGCGCTATTGACTTTACTGAGCCGATCACTGGCGGTCAGGTGCTAATCAATAACCTGCTCTGCGCTGCTTGGACGTTTACTTATAACGAAGAGACAAACGGTACGACCACGCCGCGCAAGATTCAGGCTGTGTTTTTTGATCGTAAATGGTTTATTACCGATCAGGGTAGCACCATTACCCGGACGGCCTCGGCAGTGCAGTCGGGCAACATTTTTATGTATGGTACAACCGGCACGAATCTAATTAAGTTTTATGCCGACTCTACATCTGGCATTTCTTGGGAAATCCAGTCTGCTTTATGGCCCATGGGTGACCCAATTCGGGACAAACAAGCCTTGAAAGTTGGCATTGAGGCTACTCTAGCCACTGGTTTTGCTAATTTTGACTGCTACATCGACTCGGAAAACCAACAGTCTCCAGCAATTGATTTTGCCAATTCTATCGACTGGATCAATAACTCTAGTCAGGTAGTGCAGTGGACTAACAACAGCAGCAATTTTATTGGCTGGACATCAAATTTTGTGCAGGGCGGTACAGACTATTATTTATACAGATCAGACGCTAAGATGTACGGTAAATATCTTGGCATTACATTAACTGGTGAAACGGTACCGTTCACCATAAACGGCTTCCAGTTGGAGCATGAATTGAGAGCGAGGTTCTAAATGGCACTTCCGGTAACTATTCCTAATACGTTTGCTAACGCAACAACGTCGATCCCGCTATCTCAATTAGATGGCAATTTTTCTACACTTGCAAACGCTATAAACGGTATAAACAGTGGCGCTGAAACGCTTGCCAACCTAAAGGCAAGCAATGTGACGATTACCGGAGGCACGATTAGCAATGTGACCTTGGATAACGTCACGGTACAGACCGAGACATTTGATAATGTCACTATGTCTAATGTGACGATTACAAGCGGCACGTTTACTGGAATTACCGCTGCAAATATAGCTGGTGCCAACATTTCTAGTGGCAACGTGACCGTAACGGTTGCATCGCTAGCCAATGGCAATGCTGCTAGCCCATCATTGCGGTTCACAGACGATACCGATACGGGTATTTTTAACTCAGGCGCTAATGCAATATCGTTTACTGAAGGTGGTTCTGGTTTCCGTATTGGCTATCGTAATATCCCTGACGGTGGCCCTAAAAATACGTCTTATACATTGACTACGGCTGATGTAGGCAAATACGTACAGATTACTTCTGGCGGTTCAATTACCGTTCCAGATGGTACTTTTGCCAACGGTGATGCAGTGTCACTGTTTAACAATACTAACGCAGCAGTTACTGTAAATTGTGCAATTAGTACGGCTTACATAGCTGGTACTGATAGTGATAAAGCTAACGTATCACTTGCAACTCGCGGCATTGCAACAGTATTGTTTGCTAATGCTAACGTGTGTGTCATTACAGGGAACGTATCCTAATGTCATCCTCACAACAACTTATACTTGGCGAAGGCGCTGGTGGAGCGCAAGCCTATCAGATAGAACGCAGCCTGCGGTTTAACTCTGCGGATGGTGCGTATCTAAACAGGACTCCTGCGGTTGCTGGTAATAGAACTACCTGGACTTGGAGTGGTTGGGTCAAACGTGGAACTTTATCAGCAGCGTTAAATATTCCAATATTCTCCGCAGGCACAAGCGGCACCAACGACACAAACATTACCTTCAATGGTGACATCATTGATTGGTTCAATCGCAATAGCAGTTCTATCAATGGAAGATTAAATACTACTCAAGTTTTTCGTGATCCTGCGGCTTGGGCCCACTTGGTTTTTGTTTGGGATACAACCAACGGTACTTCATCTAATAGGATGCGGATCTATGTCAATGGGTCGTTAGTAACTGCGTTTTCAACAGCAACATATCCGGGACCAAGCCAAGTAAGCAACGTGAATAACAATGTTATAACTTATATTGGTTTGCAAACAGGAACCTCTAATTATTTCAACGGCTACCTAACCGAAATCAACTTCATTGACGGCTATGCTTATGACCCATCTTATTTCGGTCAGACCAACGCATCCACAGGCGTATGGGAACCTATTGCTTACACAGGCACATACGGCAATAACGGCTTTTATCTCAACTTCTCAGATAACTCCAACATCACCGCCGCAACACTAGGCAAGGACTCATCTGGCAACAATAATAATTGGACACCTAGTGGATTCTCTGTAACTGCTGGCGCTGCTAATGACTCCTTAGTAGACACGCCGACATCGTATGGCACAGACACAGGGGCTGGTGGTGAGGTGCGGGGGAACTACGCTACGCTGAATCCGCTAACTACTGCACCATCGGGGTATTCAGCGGCAACACCTATAAACGGAAACCTACAATTA